TGAAGTCTAGGTGCCGTTTCATATAAGGTATAAATTCATCTTTAGGCAAAATATTCATGTCGTACTGTAACGGTTCTTTTAAGTAGGGTGTATCAAATCGGATACGCTGCCATTTGTTTTGTTCAAATCCATTGTACTTAACACGCCACTCTAGAATTTTTTCTAACAAACTTTGGAAGTTAGTCACTGTAAGGATATTAAAGGTTATCATAAATGTAACCGGTAATTGAGTTTTTGTTAGATATGTATCTAAGTTACGCTCCCATACAGTTAAGTCCAATCCTGTACGAATGTATTCTGCCGGTGCTCCCCAAGTATCCATACTGGTAAAAATTTTAAAATCTTTAATACAACTATTGGCAATCAAATTATTAACTTTTTCTACTAGCCTATCGATTAAAATCGGCTTGACTCCAAAATTTGAGTTGATGTTTAATTCAAGATTAGGCAACGGATTGATCAATAGATCATCTAATAGCTTCCATGTGCTAGATTGCAATAACGGCTCGCCACCAGTAATTCTTAGGATAGTTAAAGTCTTACTAACTTCCGGCCACCACTTCCACCACGCTATCACATAGGGATTAGTTTCTTCTTCGTAAATTTGAAACCAGTCAATATCGTTGCGATGATTCTTAACCATAGTGTAAGGACCGTGATCTTTAATTTCTTTGTAATATGCACTGCTGTGTTTTGGATGACAATATCCGCATTTAAAATTACATTCATTACCAAAACTTACTTCGATGTACTGAGGATTGACAGGAGCTAGAGGATCGGCTTTAATAGCTCCTAATCGTTGTTCTGTAAAGATACTGGCATTGCGTTCATGTCTGTCGCTGATATAATCTTCGCCTAATGCTTCAATGTTCCAACAATAATTACATCCGGAAGGTTTTTCTCCTGCTATCATTTCAGCACGTTGACTGATCTTTTCTTTAGTGTTATGCAATGCACTAGGGTCTAGTGCAATTTCGTCTAAAGGAATTTTATGCGGGGCGGGATGATAACAACTGTGTGTTTCACCTGTACCTAAATAAATGGTTGTGTGATGCCATTTAGCAAGACAAAAGGTAGGAGAGATTTCATTCATTATAGGAATGAATTTCTTAATCCGGATCTTATCGTCCATTTAGTTTATCCTTTGACAGTTCATATTGTTCTTTTAACCAATCAAAATCATTTATCTTTATTAACTCACTTGGCGCATTTTGCCAGAACAGACCAAAATATTTTCCTGCAATTGCCCCCATATAAGCATGAGAGCCATATGGGACTGCATCGTTTAGTGTACACCATGCTTCTAATCGCTGTGTTGTCTCTAGGTCATCTTGGCGGTCAATGGTTTTACTTGCCAACTTGCAACATTCTCTGAAAGCTGATTTCCATGTATTGAACGAATCTGTATTGAATGCAGTAATGTTGCTGACTTCCGGCATTGCTTTAAACAAAGAACTAATACTTGTTGTCATGTCTGGAGTAGAGACATCCATATTTTGTGTTAGTCGTTTAGGCAGCAACTTAACTCCACCGTATCCGTATTCTAAATCATTGATAGGATTACGACTGCGCCAAACATGCACACACTCCAAATCGTATTTGCTAACTTCGTAATCAAAATTAAATGTATCAAGTATTTCTGCATCAGCATCTACTACCCAAAACATTTTTGTAAATGCTTTTTTTGCTGCGGCAATATGTGCTTGGTGTATTCCTTTAATTCCATGCACTCTGTGTGCGTAAGGAAACCTTGCCTTTAACTTAGCAAAGTTAGCATCTGCATTTGGTTCGTTATAACTGATAAAAATAATATCGTACATTATTGCCTAAAATAAGTTAATCCGAGATCTATTGTTTCATTATAAAGATCTAAAACATATTTGCTCTGCTGGGCATCAAGGTTGGGCCAATCTAACCCTAAATTAAGTTTAATTTTTTCTCCAAGGTCCTGTATGTCTTTTTCAAGACATCCATGCAAAACATTTTCTTGGTATATATTTTTAAGAATTTCAAAATCTCTAACTTGGACATAATCCCAATCTGTACAGTTAGTCATCCATGTACCAAGCCTTGCACCATGTATTGCATATAATCCGTTTTCCTCATGGGCTCCTACAGTACTCCACATACGCAACCTATGGATATTATGCCACCATATATGATCCTGTAATTCCATTGCTGGAACTTTAATTCCGTCCTTCAATGTCATCTTAACACCTTCACGGAATCCTGCTCGCCATGCTTGGAACGGCGAACCTGTGATAATGCTTTCACTGTAGACTACTGGGAAATTTCGATAACCGTCTTCCCAACAGAAATCTACCTGTGCCCTATCGCTTGTACTGGCTTCATGGGTTTGCATATTGAGAATAAACTCTTTTTTCCAAATTTTAATTCCGCCGTTACCGTAACGTAAACCATTAATTTTATTTCTACCACACCAACCATAAACTTGTATCTTTGGATCACTCATATCTAGATCTAAATCAAAAAATTTAGGATCTACAATATTATCTGCATCAACAGTTATAAGCCAATCGGTATCACTCAAGTTGGCTGCGGCTTTGTGTGCATGGTCGCTGCCCTTAACACCGTGTACTCGTTTTGCCCACGGAGCTTTATCGCATAAGTCGGCATAATGTATATCAGCATTTGGTTCATCGTAACTGATAAAAATAATATCAAATTCTACTATTTTCATTTAATCTCCAATACATAATTTTTAAACAATCGTCTTGTATACACACTAAATTTAATAGGTAAATCTAAATTTTTAAGTACAAATTTCTTTCCTACAAGATCTGATATTTTTATAGAAAACGGTTTGTACAATACATTAGGATCATTGTAATCTGTAATTAAAAAATTCATATCAGTATTACCGGCCCAATTGATTTTTTTCTTTTTAACTGGTTGGAATTTCTTAGGAAGTTTTTTAGTTCCACCGTATTCTTCAGTTAATTCTAGTGTCAACGAGTTTGCTTTATAAGTTAAAAATACATTTGGTTTATCAAATTCTGCATGTTGCACTTCAACAATGCGATGTAACACATCGTCTATTTTATATAAAGCTCTAGTTTCGGATATAACATAACTGTCGCCTGTGATGTCCACCGAACAAGAATTAAGATTAATTTTACCTTCAATGATCATTTCAGCAACTTCTTGATCCATTGGAATTTTATGTTCTTCATTTAAAAATGCAGACTTTGGACCAACTGCTGTTATTGCGCCTGATGTCGGATTAAACACAGCAAAGAATTCTACCGGAGGTAAAATAATAGGTTCGAATAACATATCAAAATCAATTATTTCTTCCATGCTATTTCCTCTAAAATATTAATTACTTCTTGTGTAATTTTATCTTTTTCTACATAATGAACAATATTATGTTGTTGATAGTTTCCTATTTTTACCTGTCCTTTGCGATTTACATAAAATCCCAAATGATCGCTCCATACATCTGACGGCCAAGGAAAGTTTTGTATCATGCCTTTCATGTGTACTACTTTAGGAAAATCTAAATCATATGCGATATCATCAGCAATATCTAAAATTTTTGCTGCTAGGGCAAAGGCTTCGTCAGTGCCAACAACTTTTGGTTTAAGTTCTGTTAAAAATAAATTTGAAAATTCTACAGGATTTTCAATAATACTGCGAGCCAATGTAAAAAACTCTTTGGCTACAGCACTGTCTTTTTTAAAAAATGTATAGAAACTATAAAGATTAGGTAATTTATTTTTTGTAAATGTCCTACGATAATAGTCACTGTCTACTAATTCTTCTCTATAGGTATATGCATTATTGGCAATATACAATTCATTATTTTCTACAAAATAATCAATCCAATGACTGTAGTCTCTAGTAAACAACATGTCAGAATCTAAACAAACTGTATAATCAAAAGGACTGTATGTGTCCATCCATGATCTAGCATCCCAACCTTTATACTTTTCAATTTTTTCTACATGATCAAACACCCAAGAAGATTTTAATTTCTTTACTGCATCGACATCGTCTGTCATTAGACATACTTTGTCATATCCTTCTTTTTGAGTATTCTTAATACTAAGTGCTAATGCATAAGCTAGATTGAGATAATCTATATTGTCATTAGTAGAAACAAAAATTAAATATCCAAAGTTCATGCTAACTCCATTAGTTTTTCTGAGTGGCGAATAATACTTTGTTTGTTCATCACATGGATATCAAGTCCTCTTACAGCAGCGGCATAATAATTGTTGTCGCTGTGTGGACTTGCTAATATTATTAGTTTTCCTGTAGCGTCTACCGAATGTAAAACATCTTTATCTAATACTGTTAAAATAGGAGGAAGACTTTCGTTGGTGGTTGTTTCAAACCCATCTAATATATGTTTTGCCACACTAAAAGAAATGTCATTTCTATACTGTGTTGTGTCGAATCGAAATAGGTCAGCATAATATTGATAGTTTTGTCTAATAACGTTGACCAGTTCAAAAAACATTTTGCTGTAGGGTGTTTTTTTAAACATCACAGTTGTTGCCCAATATAAATGGACCCCTGTATCGGATACATATTTGTCATGATATCCTAATCTTTTTTGATCGTAGATGTCTAGCATATTTTTAGCAATCATAACATCTGCATCAACGTCCCAATACGAACTCAATCTATTGGAAAAAATTAAAAAATCACTGTCCATTAACAGTGTTTGATCATACGGTGTTAACTCGTACACATTAGCACGGTTGGCATTGACAAATGGAATATTTTTAAAATGTACACCGTCGTGCAAGCGTCTCATATTGTCTGTTATTGGACGATCAACTTCTATAATTTTATCGAATGTTGAAACTAGTTGTTCATAGTTGTTTGATATTTTAGCCCATTCTAATGTAGAGGGGTCTGTAACTAATGACACCGGTATACCTAAATTCTTTTTAGCCAAGCGAGCAGCTAACATTGCCATGTATGCATAGTCAATGTCTCTATTGTTGTGTGCAAATATTAATGCGCCGCGTGTCATATGTCTAATAATTTTTCCACACTGCGGCTTTTTTTAAGTTCTTGAAATTCTTGATAGTACTCTAATGTAGTATCATAATATCTGTCAAATATATCATCTCTAAATTTTTCTAAATCTTCAATCATGATTGGATTTTCGTTGGAATCAATTAAGGGAACATTTTCTGTTCTTCCCTGATCAATAAACATCTGTACAAATGTTATTAACGATTTGTCAATCTTAAAGATGCCGCCGTTTTGACCAATGGTTAATTTGGCTTCAATTTTTTCTTTGAGAAGGCGTCTTTGGATTGAAAAGGTCTGACGATAGTTTGAAAACTCTAGAGCTTTTTTGAGTTGCTCTTCCATAATAATCCCCTAATTAAAGTAGCAGTTTATTTATTGTGCTAGATAATCAGGAAAAAATTATGTGGTTGGTGCAGTGGTAATTTGTATTGTTGGTGTTGTTACTTGGAAATTGCCTGACCCACCTGGCAATAGTGTACCAGTGGCTTCAAGCGTTGACAATGAAATACTTAATGTTCCGTCAACACCTTCTGTTGCGCCGCCGATGCCTGTGTGATTATCTGTCCACTCAACTTGGAATTCGATGCTGGATGCGGTTCCTGCAGAGTTATCCGAAATGCCTGGAGTTCTAGCATAAATTTTATAGGTGTTTGTTGAATATGGATTTGATGATGTAGCAGTATACCATGCATTAAATCCGTTGCTTAATCTATAAAAATTACCGCCATTCAAACTTCCAGTTTCAGCAATTGGTTTGTTTCCGCCAAATGCTTGTGTGCCGATTCCCGTTAAGAATGTTGTCCAATTTGCATTTTGAGCAGCAATTGCGCCTGTAGTTGATCCACCGGCCCTTGCTGATAAAAATCTTATTTCACCGCCACTATTGAAGAACGCTCGGGCTTGGGCAGCAGTTGGCCAGTATACACTGATTAAACTGTATACTCTAGTGGTCCAAGTTGAGCCAAGTGCACCTGGCCACGCTGTTTCAGAATACCAAGATCCTAATCCCACAGGAGCAGTCCTAGTAATGGCCTGTGTAGCAGAAATGTCAAATTTTTGTGTAACCAACACATCGGCCCAAGTAGCATATTGTTTATAAGGTGCAGTTGCAGTATGAGCTCTTACAGTTTCTCCTACAGATGCATTGACCAATGTTGGTGTAGTTCCAACCTGATGTATATAGGCATTGATAATGTCATATTTTAACGTAGTCCAATCAGTTACTGAAACTCGATTGCTGGTTGTTATTTGATTACTGAAAACTGTTTGTCCGTAACCGCTATTTCCAGAACCTACACCTAATACACCAGCTACTTTAGCTTGGATATCGTTGTAGTCTGCAACCTGAATAGTTTTAGAAACCCATATACCCGAAGCTACGCCCGTACCTTGAGAAGCGGTACCTAAGTCGGTGCCAAGTGTTAATGATGTTGCTGGCATCACTGTGCCGGTGCCGGTGCCTGGACCAGTTGCTGTAAATGTTAATCCTGTTGTGGCTGTAAATGTTTCTGGAATAGCACGTCCTGTTCCAGGGCTAGTTGTTATAACTGTTGCTACTGTGATTGTCATACCCACAGTATATGTTATTCCCGACGTGCCGGCAATGTTATTCCATTGAGTATTTGTTGTCGAACCTATTACTTTAATTGTATAGACTTCACCGATTTGGAATGCAGCAACATCTACCCATCCTGCACCAACTGCTGTATAGTCTGTGGTTCCCAAAGTTACTACGGTATATTTTTGAGCTGCTACCATTGCTGTTGCATTGATAAATCCAGATCCTGTGGCAGTGAATGTTACACCAACGGTATTTGACGATGCACCAAATTTTGTAAAATCAGTGTTGCCAGCAAATGTAATAGTGTAAGATCTACCACTGACAAAATTACCAGCGGTTACTAAACCTGTGGCGGTGGCTGTGAATACTGTACCTGCAGTATTATTAGCGGAACCAAGATCTGTCCATATTGTTGTGCCTGCGGTAATAATAGTATAAGAACGGCCTATTACTAAGGCACCCGGATAATCAGCTGTGTTAGCCACAGCATTTTGATATAGGTCACCAATTTTAAATGATGTAAAACCTAAACCGTTGTTTAAGCTGAGAAGGGCAATTTCTTCACCTTCTGTAATACCGCTATCTGCGGCAATGGTTATTGTGGTACTGGCCATTCCACTAAGACCGCCATCTGTACTAGATACTGTAAATGACCCAGTTAAAGTTGCAGGATTAAAATCAGTGCCGGTAATGCCTGCACCGGAAATTGTGTAAGGCAACACTGTACCATTTGGCACATTACGTGTATACATGTATACAATTATGGAGTTACCGTCAGACACTCCAGGAAGATTAGTCTTAAAAGAAAATTCAGCTTCGTCATAGGTAAGGATGATAATA